GACACGGAACACCCCTGACCTATCTTGTTTCACAGATGAGAAAGTCAGGAGGAACCGTTGTAGCCTATAGTAAGGCGATTGCAAGAGTTCTTTCCAAATATGTAAAAGTTTCAGAAGAGGGCTCCAAAGAGAAGTGCCCAAGCTGTGGATCAGATAAATATTTCTTTGTTGAAGGCTGCAACAAGTGCAGCGACTGCGGATATGGAGCATGCTCATAATGCATATGAATCAAGAAGAGCTTTACTCACTCGGACTGCTTAGCGGATTTAGCAATTCGGCCAATGATGAAATAGATAGAATTGAAGTAAGGAGATCAGCCTATGCCGTCCTCAGGTTTGCATTAGAATCTCTTTCAGGTTTTGGGATCGCAGAAGACCTAATCAGCTCCATCAGCAGATCATCTCAGTATTCATGCATGGAGTGGGACTATGACGAGCTAGACGAATACCTTGGTTCAGTAGAGCTAGACCAGTGGAACTACGCCCATTTCTCAATGGGGTGCATTGACGCAGGATTCATCCTGTCAGGATGTTACTCATCAGAGAGGCCACATGTCCAACTTGAGACCACGTATCATTTCAAAACCCTAATTGCGGACTTTATAAAGGAAGACCTTGGAGCAGTGGGCTTGGACGGTGAATACTTTGGAGTTGACGCCCTAGACCTAATGGGCTTCATATACACCAATGACTGCGACCACGCATACGAAAAGTCAATCTCCGCACTAGACAGATGGAAAACCCAGATCGACGGAATAACAAACAATAATAAGCCAAAGTTCTTCTTCTCAAGGACAAGGCCAGACGCAGTAGAACCATTCAAGGCAAGGGTTTCAGACTCCGGATTCGACCTTACCCTGCTGGAGAAAACAAAGTCATTCGGAGACGTTGACCTTTACTCAACGGGTATCAAGGCTTACCCAGCTTACGGATGGTACTTCATGCTAGTGCCAAGGTCTTCAATCATTAAAAGCGGATACATGCTGGCTAACAACTGCGGGATTATTGACAGGTCTTACACAGGAGAGATCCTCGTTCCACTTGTTAAGGTTGACGAAAGTGCCCCAGACATAGAGCTTCCATGTCGACTAGTCCAGCTTATACCTCAGCCAATTATTGACTTTGACTTCAGAGAGACAGAAGACGACCTAGACTCCTCCAGGGGAGAAAAGGGATTCGGAAGCTCTGGACGTTAGGTTAAAATAAATATATCTTAATTAAACATTAGTTTAAAGCTATCATACCTTATGGCGTTTCGTATATACCTGCCAAAAGGAGTTTGCTGATGATAGACTGGGAAAATACAAGACTGCCAAATGACATGTCCAAGGAGGAGATGCTTGAGGCGATTCTTGAGATAGCTAGGGTTAAGGCCAAACAGCACTCAAGGCAAAACAAGGCCCTCTTTCTATCAAGAGAAGACCTTGAGCAGGAGATAGCAATAAAATGCATCGCAGCACTCCCAAGCTTTGACGCATCAAAGTCATTCGGAGACAGGTATAAGCTATTCTTCTATAGGTGTGCAGACAATGTTGTAATAGACCTAAAACGAAGATACGTGTGTTATCACAAAGTTCCATGCAAGAAATGTCCAGAGTTCGACAAGCTGGAGAAGAGGCGTGGCTGCCACGACTGCAAGAAGTACACAAACAAGAATGACTGCAGCATGTGGAGAAAGTACGAAAAACTAAACCAGTCAAAATTCGCACTTGGAACCCTAATGGGAACAGTGGGCGGATCCTCCGACAAGACTGAAGACATGGGCGAGACAAGAACAAAAGACGAGCCCTGTTACACATCCCAAGAAATAAAGCAGCTAGACCTGGACGACTCAATAAGAGAGTCCGTTGGTGGCAAAGTTTTCTCAATATATGAGAAATTAGCTAGAAATAACTTCAATGTAAAGAAAATAACACAGTCAGAGCTAAGGACCTTAAAGTCCGCTATGGAGAGACTGTATGGAAAAGGTGGTACAAAATGAAAAAGGGAAGATTCTCAGAGGACGAGAAAACGTTCGTAAAGCAGAACTACCTCCTCATGAGCGATAAGCAGATGGCGGAAATCCTAGATAGGGATAGGTCTGCAATAGTAAACTTCAGAAGGAGAAACTCTCTAGAGAAGCAGGGCAGGGCAACAGTAGCAGAGAACCTAGATTCGGGGCAGATGAGGGAGGAGTTCATCCAAGCTCTACCTGAAGAGAGCAAGAAGATAGAACTGCTGGCTGGTATAAGGGCAACGTCTGCGCTGCAGAATGTAAAGTCCAGCCTCTCGAAAGAGGAAGTCCAGTTCTACGAGGATAGATACCTAGAGTTCATGCTAGACCCAACCATCGAGACGATGACTGCGACAGAGAAGGATGCTCTCCACAGAAAGACACTGGCAGAAATCAGAATGCACAGATTCATAGAGGACGAGAAGACGTTCCGAGACACGGGTCAGCCAAACAATAGGTCAAGAGAGATCGCAGAGTGCCAGGATGCAATTTGGAAGTGTGAAAAGTCGCTAAATGTAACAAGAGAGCAGAGACTGAAGGATGGACAAGACCAGTCCATAACTTTTACCAATATAATAAAGGAACTAAACAACCCAATCCTGAGGCAGAAGCTTGGCTATGAAGCAGCAATGCTAAAATGGATGCAAGAGGTCTCCTACAACGAGTCACTTGGAAATAAGATTGACGCTGGAAACGACGACACATTTGACCTGGGAAAGAACTTCCTAAATAGCGATGATGCTAAAAAGTTCAGCGATGACTTCCTAGGGGAAAAGACCGATGAAGCAAAAAAATAAGATCGTAAAAAAAACTGGAACAGCAAGACCACTTAAGCATCCTAAGCCTACCTTCATAATAGACAGTAGGGAGAAGGAGCCATTCAAGTTTAGAGCTAGCGCCAGCCTTGAGGGAACAGAAGTCGCCAAGCTTGACGCAGGAGATTACGCAATCAAAGGCTTCGAGGACCTTATCTGCATTGAGAGAAAACAGTCCGTAACAGAGCTTGCAGGAAACCTCGGAAAACACAGGGCAAGATTCGAGAGAGAGCTTGAGAGAATGCAGTCAGTATCACTAAAATACGTGGTAGTAGAGGACCACTGGGGGACACTACTAAACAACAAGACGATACGACATAGCAAGATGAGGCCAAAGGCCATATTCGAGTCTATAATTGCACTAGGAATAAGATACGGCGTGGGTTTCATTTTCGCAGGAAATAAGAAGCAGGCGCAGACCATAACAAGAAGCCTACTGATAAGGGCTTACCGTGACAGAATGGATGGACTGGTATGATTAATAATAGCAATAAGGTCTTTAACCCAGACTATCGATGGATGCCCAATCTTCCAGAAGACGCCATGCTTAAGAATCCAATCGTAGGGATTCCAGAGCACTTGAAGGAGGACAACGAGCTAACGGAGTTCTTCAAGCTGTCGTCACCTGGGTACTCCCCAGCATTCGGCATAAAGTACATCATGAATGTAAACCTCCTAGATCATCAGCTGTCAATGATGCTTGCAATGCTAAAGTTCAAGTTCCCCATGCTGCTACTGTCACGTGGAGCGGGTAAGACAATGATGCTTGCAATATATGCAGTTTATCACGCAGTGATGTTCCCAGGGACTAGGATCATTCTTGTGTCGGCATCTTTTCGACAGGCAAAGCTGATCTTCAATGAGATTAAAACCATATACGACAATGCCCCCATACTTAGACAGTTATCAAATCATGAGCCAAGAATAGGAAACGATAGCTGCAAATACCAAGTATGCAACTCCACTATAACCGCCCTACCATTGGGAAAAGGTGACAAGATTCGAGGAGAACGTGGACACGTAATTCTTGCTGACGAGTTCGACAGCATAGACCCAGAGATCTTTGACACGGTAATCAGGGGCTTCGGGGCCACACAGTCTGACCCTTGGCAGAAGAGCAAGGACACATTTGTAAACAAAGACGAGGGGGTGAAGTCAGGTAGCCCAGTAAGTGAGGGAAACAAGATAATCCTAGCAGGAACAGCTGGCTACACTAACGGAACATTCTACCGACACTACAAGCACTACAAGGCAATCATAGCCAACAAACTGATAGGAAGCGCAGACAGCTTTCAAGACATACTGGGCCAAGACGTTAAAAAGTACGACCTAGACTTCAGGGACTATTGCATCATTAGGTACAAGTGGACTGATCTCCCAAGAGGAATGATGGATGAAAAATTAATCCAGGGCGCAATGGCTACCATGCCAAGGCAGATCTTTGATATGGAATACAATGCAGAGTTCGGAGACGACTCTCTCGGCTTCTTCAAGGCGAAAGATATAAGAGAGGCAACGTCATCAGGAGACGGCGGCTTCGAGGTGAGGTCACAAGGAGTAATAGGCAGAAGATATGTGATGGGCGTTGACCCAGCCAGAACTACAGATAGGTTCTCAATAAGCATAGTGGAGAGCGGAAATCCCTCAAAGATAGTTTACCATTGGACATGTCAGGGAGAAAAGTTCTCACATTCAGCAGCAAAAATAAGACAGCTGATGAGAGACTTTAACATTGTAGGAATAAACATGGATGCAGGCGGAGGCGGCTATGCCGTGGAAGAGCTGCTAAATGTTACAAAGACGCCCGAAGGTAGCGAGATAAGGAAAGAAGACGAGAAAATTATACTAAGGATCGATCAAGACAGGGTTCATGGTCTAGACGAAGACCAGTGCATCAGAATACTGAATCTACAAAACTTTACAAGCAATTGGATAGAGGAGGCCAACACCTCTCTGCAGAAGAACATAGAAGACAGAAGTCTCATGTTTCCAAAGACCTACGTAGACTCCGGAGCAGCAAGCCTAGAAGATGTTGTATTTGAAGTGTCAGAAATGAAGAAAGAACTGCTATCTATTGGTATAACATATACTAAGTCGGGAAAGAAGAGTTTCGACCTAAAGCCAGGAGACTCCAGAAAAGACGACAATGTTAAGCACAAGGACAGGTACTCGTCCCTACTTCTGTCAAATCACATGGCCAGCAACCTAGAGGATATGCTGCTGTATGGCCCAGCCAGGGCAGCAAAGGCATATAACGATGACGACACCCTGGGAGGATGGACCGAGGAATTCGGAAACTAGAGTGCAGTCTGGTACGTATAATATAATCTGACATATAAGGCATGTAAGGAAATACAATGGGCATTGAGGATAAAAACGATAGCACTAGACAAGATAAGGTCCACAAGAGGGCTAAAGCTTGGGATGGATTCTTGGGCAGCGAAGCCGAGTTCGTCTCTGGCAATGGATCACCTTCAGTGGCCGGGTCATCAAATGTAAGGTTTGATGGGGCCTCAGAAAGATCTAGTGGTCCAGGAGACAGCCAGACCAAGGACAGAATCGCAGCATGCCGAGAAGCCTACGAGAACGTTGGCATAATTGGCAATATCGTAGACCTAATGGTTGATTTCGCCATAGAGGGCATAGACATCTACCACAAATCAGGGGCTGTCCAGAAGTTCTTCAGACAGTGGTCCAACAAGGTTAACCTAACACAGCTATCAGAGCAGATCCTAAAGTCAATCTATAGAGACGGAAACGTCCCCATACTATCTTACTGGGGAGAGATATCCGAAAAGGAAATCAAATCATTCAAGAGGTCCGTAGGTAAAACAACATCAAACCTATTCGTTGACAACAGAGAAGATGAGTCAAAGATTATTCCATACAGGTATCAAGTCCTTGACGTTCTAAACGTATCAAGAAACGGAAGCGAAATGCTGGGGACAGCAGGATGGGAGTTTCAGTTCGATTCATCAGACTACGAAACCCTGTCTGCAAAGATGGATGCCAAAACTAGAGATATTGTAAACCAACTAAGGCAATCCCTAGGAGACAAGGCCTTTGACAAGCTCAAAAGCAGTGGAAAAATGGTACTAGACCAAGACAGATTCGACATGCTTTACTACAAGAAAGATGGATACAAGGCATGGGCCAACCCCATGCTATGGAGAGTAATGGACGATGTTAAGTTCAAGAAGCTAATAAGAGACATGGACATCTCAGTAGCAGAGGGTGTAACAAACGCATTAACAGTTGTAAAACTTGGTGCGACAAAAGAGGGTCTCCCGCCATCCAAGAAGAAGTACCAGAAGATTGTATCAATGCTGAAGAACCCAAGTAAAGCAAAGACAATTGTATGGGACGACCTTATCGATATACAAACGGTATTCCCCCCGGTAGAGAAATTCTTCTCAGCTGACAAGTATCAGCAAGTCGACAATGACATCAGGTCAGGACTCGGAATAGCAGAAATCCTAATAAACGGAGGCGGTGGAAACTACTCATCCTCATTCCTCTCTGTTAAGACCCTGCTCGAAAGACTAGAGATGGGCAGGCAGATACTACTATCCTTCCTTGAGCACCAAGTTAAGATAGTCTCCAAGAACATGGGATTCAGGACCGCCCCAGTTATAAGAATGAGTCACATGTCACTAAACGACCAAGAGAGTGAGAAGCAATTCCTATTGGAGTTATTTGATAGAAACGCAGTCTCATTCGAGACCCTCACAGAGCGATTCGGAGAGAACTTCGACATCGAGCTTGACAGGGTAAAGAATGAGGACAAGAAGAGAGAGAAGATTAAAGACAACTCTCCATTCGGACTGCTAAGGGTTGGAAAATTCGGACCACAGTACCCGGCTGGTCCACCAGAACTAGTTGAACTATCAGAAGGTGAACAGCCTACGGATAAGAACGTCACAAACCTTCCGTCGACACAAGAAGACAGTGGAAAAGATGGCGGTAGAAAAAAAGGCGAGCCACAAACAAGGAAGAATGACGAAACGCCAAAGGCCCCAGTCGGCCAGAGCACCTCTTCACCTGTGTCCTTCTCTAGCGATCAGGTCTCAAAGACATATGATGCACTACACATGGCTCTACAGAAGTCAATGTGCAGTGAAAAAGGCTATAGCAGCCATAGGTCATTAAGAGAGTCAGACAAGGAGAAGATTGTATCAGAAGTAATATCAGCCATGGTACATGTAGTAATATCCTCAGACGACAGGTCACTTAGCGCCGTTGGAACTGAAAGCGCACAAGTCTTCGAGGACAATGTTATAAACGATATAAATAGAAGCCTATATACCCTCGCAGCAAGCGGAGGAAAGAGACCAGGTAAAGCAAAGATAAGAAGCATAATAAGCGAGTCCTTCTCAAAGTTCAAGCTAAAAGTTGGCGGCACAGAGTAAGGAGTCGGTATGTCCTACAGGCTATTTCAATACGGCTCAACCGGAAGGTCTATTTACGTAGACGATAATGGAAACCTAGTC